GCGGGATAGCGCGCCCGCCGATGCCGACGACTTGGTGCTCGTCACGGATTACGCGCGGGAGCGCGGCATAGACGTGCGCAGCGCCGAGCGCAAAGCCGCGCGCGGCTCGCTCAAAACGGCGCGCAAAATCGGGAGCCGTTTGTACGTCAGTGCGAGCGAGCCATACACCGACGCGCGAATGCGCTCCCCGCTTGCGGCGGCGCAGCGTGACACAAGCGCCGGGTCGCACCTGATACCGCTTGCTGAATACAGTGAGCGGCTGGGCAAGCACAGGTCACACATTCTACGCAAGGCTGCGCGCGGCGATTTTAAGACCGCGCGCAAGATTGGCGGGTGCTGGTACATCTCCGCCGACGAGCCTTACGTTGACCGACGCGTCATTTCTGGCGCGTATAAGGATTGGCGCAAATAGCTTATAGGAGAGCGTGGTTATGCAAAAAACTTTGAATGACGTTATAGCCGCCGGGGAGCGCGTGGTTGGTTTGTGCGCCGGACGGCATCAACTACCGGTAAAGGAATATATTTATAATGGAATGAATGACGTTCTTAATTTTGCCGGATTGCTTCATATCGCGGACAAATATGTCCACGAGCATTGCAATACGCGCAATGCGATCGGCAGCGCCATTAACGGCTGGGATGATACTACAATCGTTGTTGGCGAACCGCTGAACGTAATTGTGACAGGGCTAACGCCCTGCACAGCAGCCGTCATGTATGCTTGCGCGTGTTACGGGGTTGACTTAACGCTATGGCACTACGATCGCGACGCCAAGGACTATAAGCCCCAATCGTTTCGCTTCGCCATAACCCCGCAATAGTTTAGTGTCGCTCGTATGAGCGGCACTTTTTTTTGCAAAATGCGTCTTTGCATATTGACATTCGCGGCGAAAAGTAGTATAATATAGACACGGATAATCAAGCCGCGGGCGCGGGAAAGCGCCGGGCGTGGAGGGCGTTATGAAGTACAAGGTTATAGTTGAAACTAAAAGCCGGTCGCTGTGCGGCACAGTAACCGCGCAGTTGGAGCCGACATACAAGCACGTAAGCATTCCGTCCGGCGCTTACGCCACGCCTGCCGACTTTTGCCGCAAGGCGCTGGACGGCATCAAGGATCTGGCGCGCGACGATATAGAGCGCGCCATCGACGAGGCCGGTGTAGACGCGGCGCGCGCAGGCTTTGAGGCCGGGCGCGACACGTACTACAGCATACGCTTGTACGCGGTAGACGCGGACGGCGAGATGGTCAATCCCCGGCGCGCGGATGCGCATAAAGGGGTTTGGACGTCCAAAATTTTTTGCGGCGAGTACGACCGGTAACATGCAGGCCGCCCGAATGGGCGGCCTTTGCTATTGCATATACACCGGTATTGTGATAATATATCAGTAATGCAATCTTTTTGGAGGGATAATATGGGATATATATTGATAGGCATAGTCGCGCTGCTGCTTTTTAGTCCCCTGATACTGCTGATAAATGGTAAAGCGCCGGAACCGGAACCAGAGCCGGAACCAGAGCCGGAGCCGGAACCAGAGCCGAAGCCGGAGCCGGAGCCGCCTAAACCTGCTCCGCCCAAAGTGCCAGCGGCGTTGAGGCAGAATATAATTGACTGCCCGTCCGACTATACCGTAATCGACTTTGAGACTACCGGCCTTGACCCGGTAACGGACGCGATAACCGAACTGGGCGCGCTGCGCGTGCGCGACAACAAGATTGCCGCTTCGTATCAAACGCTGGTCGATCCGGGGCGCCCGCTGCCAGCGAAGATAGTGGAGCTGACCGGCATTACCGACGATATGCTAAAGGGCCAGCCCAAGCTCGAGGACGTGCTGCCGTTTTTTGTGGATTTTCTGGGCGACGATATAACGGTAGGGCACAACGTAACGTTTGACCTCAAATTTTTAGCCATGGCGCGCGAAAAGTGCGGTATGCCCAAAAAGGACTATAAGTGGATAGACACCTGCGCGCCTGCGCGCATAATCTATCCGGACGCGGGAAAGTATAGTCTGGATGCGTTGGCAAAGCACTTAAAACTTGGCGAGCCTCAGCACCGCGCCAATGCCGACATGCGCGTGACATACGCCATATTTTTAGACGAAATGATGCAGATTACCAAGTACGACCGCATTTGGCCGATGCTTAAAGTGCAGTACGACGTCGATGCGCCCGACGACGCGCGCTCGGCATGGGCGCGCCCGGCAGACGAAAAGAGCGCGGATTTAATGCCGCTAAAAAATGAGCTGCGGTGGTGTGACGATTTTGTGCGAAAATATTATTATACGGATGTGCGCGCGCTGCGCGATGATAAGTGCGACGACCGAAGCGTGGCGGCGGGCACGTCCTGTATCGTGCTGTACAGCGACCTCGATAAGCGCGCAAATATTTTTGACGTCGCCCACCCCGAAAAACCCATAGGCTACCTCCCTCAAAACCGCTTAGCCGACATGGTGTGCGACTATACGCACAACGTGAACATGGTGCTGGCGACCGCCGACGCGATAAGCGCGGGCGGCGCGGTAAATATGTTGGAGATGGCCTTTTACATGGATGAGGGTCCTGCCGACGACGACGACTTTGACGATGATGGCGACGACGACTTTTTAGAGGATTAATTCAAAAGCGGCTGCTAAAAAGCAGCCGCTTTTTTGTGCGCAAAAAGCTTGCGCGCAAGTCTGCCCCATGCTAAAATATCAGCGTGTGCCAAAAAATCAATCGTCTATGCAGCAGCATCGCACAATGTCAAAAACGTTTGCGCCAGGCTTCGCCGCGCGGTTGATGTAGATTATGCGGCGGCGGACATCCGCATAGGCGTACACATGGGGCTGGTCGGGCGTGCAGATCGTATCGTAATAATACCCGCCATATCGCGGGCGGCTTTTGTCGGATCGCAATAATATCGCCCCCAGATATATTTGATGGTATATTATATGCCAGTCAATCATAAAATATACCATGCAGCGGTCATAATGCAAAAATTTTGCGTTAATGATAATACATAAAAGTAGGTGTAAGAAAATGGCAGTTAAGAAGTACACGACGGCAGAACCTCGATGGCTTGAGCAGTACGGCAGATGGCAAATTAACGTACAAAAAGACGGACGGCGCAAAACCTTTTCGTCGTCAATCTCCGGGCGAAAAGGCAAGGCTGAGGTCATGGCGCGCGCGACGGAGTGGCTACAGTCCATGGATGCGGATAACATCCGGCTCTATGCAGCGTGGGAGAGGTTTATGGCCGATCAGCAAAAAAATACGAGCAAATCCAACTGGATCAAGCATGACAGCCACTGGCGTACACACATCAAGCCGACTATCCCCGACAAGCGGCTGGATAGCGTGACGCCGTTTGAGTGGCAGGCGTGTATCAATCATGCGGCGCAAAATGGCGCGAGCAGACGCACTTGCATTAACGTTCGCGCGACGATCATAAGATTTAGGTCGTTTTGCGAGCTTGAGCGTTTTGCGCATACTATACCGGCCAGTACAGTGCTCAAGGTGCCTAAAAATACTCGATTCAAAAAGCGCATTATCCTCCAGCCCGACGATCTATACCGTCTTTTTACGACGGATCGTATTACTAAGACAGTATACGGTACGCATCTACGTACCACGCCCATATACTATATACACGCATGGCGATTTTTGGTCGCGACCGGCTTGCGCCCCGGTGAAATTATACCCTTGACGCATGATAGCATCGGCAAAGGCGACGTCTTATATATTGACGGTAGCCGTAACATTTTAAATGAACACACCGACGGCAAAAATCAAAACGCAATCCGCAAATTTATATTGACCCCGCTCGCTTTGCGAATCCTTGACGATCAGGCGGCTATGCTCAAGCAGCGCGGTATCATATCGCCTTATCTCTTCCCTGCGCCAGACGGCGGTCAAATTATATCGTCGCGTCTCACACGGGCATGGTGTGACACGCGCGGCAGTCTGGGCATTAAGTCTCGCATGTACGACCTGCGTCACACTTATGTCAGCGTTGTCAAGTCCGACGTCCCCGACCCACTTCTGCGCGCGACGGTCGGACATAGCACTAAGATGGACACCTATGCCGTGTATGCGCATGAGCTGGACGGCGACATGCAGCGTGCCGCCGACATGGCCGAGGTAGCTTTTGATAAGGTTTTAGGCGGTGATATTGCTAATCCAAAAACACGTTAAAAAACACGTTTGAGTTCCGATACTTGCGTGTGCCGTTTTGATATATATACGATTTGCATAAAATGAGCAGTACAAAAGCCGCTATTATCTGTGCAAATCAGATATATAGCAGCTTTAATTGGTGGAAGCGAGGGGAGTCGAACCCCTAGCCAAAGCGCCGGAAAGCACCTAAATGTAGGCACTTTCCGGTGCTTTACAAAATTCAAAAACCCGTTAAAAAACCCATTGATGCTTTTTGCGTACCAACGGGTTTTTTGTGCGTCAGCCGAGTCCCAAATCAGAACTCGTACAGCCCTTCACACCGATAAATTGTCCCCCTCTTGGGCAGCTTCGCCTTTTCTTTCAGTGCCGCCTCATCCAGCAGCACATTGGCCAACCTCCATAGCAAGCATGAATAGTCCCATTCTCCCTCGCAGTCGGTTATCCCTGTGAGTATACATTTTACTGTTATGCCAGCATTGGCATTTAGCCAATTTGCATAGCAGCTTAGGTCATGCATATGCGTGCTGACTACTCTGTAGCACGCACCATCGTATACGTCGTCATCCTCAAACCAGCCGCGCACCAATTTATTTACAGCCACCACCGTCTGCGTTGCGAGGTTATCGCCCTCGCCGCAATCCGGCATGTATTCATTAAGTATTCCTCCAAACTTTTCCTTGTACTTTTCGTATATATTCATTTCCCTTGCTCCTCCATTTTGTATTCTTTGATTGTCCGTGCCTATATTATACTACTTTCTGCCGCGAATGTCAATACCAAATCACACATTTTTTGCACCAAAATACAAAAAAATCCCCCTGCCAAAGCAAGGGGATTATTTGAAGCCGCGTTACCTCCGCTTATAAGCCTCTAGCAGCGCGCGCACGTCGGCGGTATCTTTGGCCACGTCGCCCAAGTCGGCGTCGTACACCATCCGCGCGCCCGGCACCATTGCCGCGTCCATGCCATCGTCGGCCATGCGCGCCATGCAGCTCTGCGCCATCGACATGCCGCTATCGTTAAATTTGAGGTGTGCGTCTGCCATGTCGCAGCACCAGTCGGCGGCCTGCCGATTTTTGTCGCGCAGCTCGTGCGCCTTGGTCGCGTACTTGCGCGCCTCGCGCACGTTGCCGCGCAGCACATCCATGATCCAGCGCATCATCATGCCAGACGCACCACCCTTACGCTGGTCAGATCGACCGTCGTGCCCGCGCCGCTGGCCTGCAAGGTAAGCGAGTTGACATTGGCGCAGTTGGGCGCGATGTACCGCGCCGTGCGCGTGCTTATCGCGTATTGCCCGGCGGCGACGCTTATAGTGCGCAGCGTCTCGGGCAGGGCCACGCCGTTAAGGTACATCTGCACCGTGACAGTACCGGCGGCGGTCGCGGTCACGTTAACGTCGCCGTCAATCTGATATGTGCCGCCCGCTCGCACGCTGACCGCCGAGCCGTTAAGCGACAGCGCGCAGCCGGTATCGGTCACGGTCGCGCCCAGATTAAGCGGCGCGGCAGTCGCGGTCAGCGTCTGCTCCGCCGTGTTATATGCCTCCAGCACAGACTTGTAATGCGGATTTTTTAGGTTGCAGCAGCAAGCCATAAGTCATATCCCCTTTCAATATAATCGCCCGGCGACAAGCATCGCCGGGCGCGCGCTTGTTAAAGCGATGTAGCATGGTCAGCCTTAGGCCATCGCAAAGGCCCCGCTAAAATTGCCGCCGCACTGGCAGCCGCAAGGATTATACGCGGGCACCGGGTACGGGCGCAGCGTATTGACGAGGTAGGCGTTTTGCGCGCACTGGCTCTGGCCAAGCTGCAGCTCGCTTACCTTATCGCGCAGCTGCTGTATGGTGTCGGCCTGCATCAGCGCGCGGGTCTGCTCGCCCTCCGCGTGTATCGCGGTAGTTATCGCGCAGGTCTGCCGGTCGGTCTGCGCCGCGAGGTTGGCTATGGCCGTCTGCGTCTTGCAGCAGCAATCCGCCAGCTGCATCTGAACGTTACGCCCCTCGCCAGTTATGGCATTGTTAAGAGCGTAAGTGCTATTGCAGATGCCGTCGCTTATGCGCTGCAACGCGGAGTTAAGCCCCTGGAACTGCTGGCCATAAAGTATTTCCTGCTGGCTGGCCGCCATGGCGTACTGGCCGTAATCGCTCTGGCGACTGCCCCACAGGTTGCCGCCGCCCATAAAGACAAAAAGGAAAAGGATGATAATCCACCATGCACCGCCGCCAAATCCGTCGTCGCGGTCGCCCTCGGTCGCCGCGCGGATGTCCGCGAGGCTGTAGTTGCTCGCATCCATGGTAATCCCTCCTATATATGGATATATATGTATACGCCGAGCGCGCATCGGCGATATACGCTTACTTGAGCAGGCCGCTAAAGTCCTTTGCCATCTGCTTTAGCTCGCTAAACTGCTCTTGAGTCATTTGACCGTTGGTCAGCAGTTGCATGACTGCCGCCTTGGGGTCTTTGCCTGACATGAGCTGCTTAAACTGTTTAAACTGCTTTAACATATTACCAATGCCGTTACTGCCCGTCGGCATTGTCGGCTGGGACGGGCTTTGACCGCCCCCGAACAGACTGCTGGCCATGTGCCTCTACCTCCTTGCGCAGCTCGTCAAACTCAGCGCGCGTCACGTATTCCGTGCTGCCGGGCGCGCGCGCTGAAGCGCCGTCGTTAATGGGCGTTATTGCAAAAGTGCGTATCGTCGGAAACCCTGCGCCGTCCGTGGTCTTAACGTATAGCAAATCTTCGCCGCCGTCAAAAAGCGGTACCGACGCGTTGGGCGGCATTTGATATGCGCGCGCGCCATCTATGCCGGTCACGCGTATAAGCTGCGGCGCGTTCGATTGCGCGGGCGGCGTCTGCCCCTGCAGCGCGTTAAGCCTGTCCACATATGACTGCGCGGCGCCCGTCGGCCACTGCGTATACCCGCCGTATGGGTTGCCCGCCTGCGCGGCCTGTCCGTATCCGTACATTCGCATCATCTCCCCTGATAAAATTATACCGTTTTAGGCAGGTCGGGCGGGGGCGGTTGTGTCGCATTCACGGGCGTTTTCGGGCATAAAAAAAGACCCGGCGTAACGCCGGATCTGCACCCCTCTTAATTCATCCGCGCAGCCCATTCGACCGCGCGGCTCGTGACGAACAACATCTCGTCAGCGTCGAGGCCTGTCGCGTCGTACAGCCCTTGAGCGGCGGCGACGTTCCAGCGCTCGTCTGCATCCGGGTCCCCGCTGATGGCGTCCATGTCAAAACGCCATTCGCGCCCGGTCGCCGCGACGATGATCGCGGCGCTCCAGCGGGCACCGAAATCGCCGCAGTTATCGTCAAACCAATCGACGATAACATCACCGACCGGCGTTGCCCAGACCGCGCCGCCCGCGGGATTGAAGTACCCGCCGCCGTTGCAGCAGGTTTCGCCGTTGGCAAAGGGGTTCGTTTCCGCACCCCAGCAGTTTATCATGTAGGTAGTGGTATTAATGGTATTATTCATTTTTTGTCCCTCCATGCCCGGCGCTTTTTCGCGCCCGCGGCTTATCTTGTCCGTGCCTATATTATACTACTTTCAGCCGCGAATGTCAATACCAAACCGCACATTTTTTGAGCCAAAATACAAAAAAATCCCCGGCCATATCGACCGGGGAAGCCTCCGACTCTTACCCTTTGCCCAGCGCATCCATAATGCCCGCCATCCGCCGCGCCACCGTGCGCCGATCGTACCCGACTGCCGCGCCTATGTCGCTGTAGTACGCGCGGTCGAGCAGCCGCATCCGCGCTATCTGAGCGTCCACGCTGCTTAGTCGCGCGTCGTCTATCATGCCTGCTAGTGCCGATCTGCTCATGCCCTCAAAAGGGTCGTGCATGTCAATCGCCTCCAGCGCCGCCGTCCTTATCCTTGCCCTTCTCGTCGCTCGCACCCAACACGCTTATAATATCATTGCTCAGGTCTCTGACTGCCGCCTCGATTTCCGCGCGGCTGTACTTTACGCCGCGTTCGTTAAGCCACGCCTGCGCATAGTCCAGCTTGGCCTTGCCCATGCCTGCGCCATAAAGCTGCTCCGCCGCCGCTACCGCCGTGCGCACAAGCACCGCGACGTTGGCCTGCTGCTGCGCGGTCGCCTTGGACTTGACATAGGGCACCAGCCAGTACGTAATTATCGCGCCCAGCAGCGCCAGAATTGCCTGAAAAATCGCTGTAAAATCAAACTGCATTCCAAAATCCTCCTTTTGGTTAGTCGTGCCTTATATTTTGCTCAAGGGTATCGAGCCTGTGGTGTGCGGATTTAGTGCTGGATTCGACCGCAGCCATGCGCTCTACCAAATGATTATGTTCATCCACGCGGCGGCTTAGTGTAGTCACGTCGCCTCGCAATTCTTGCAATTTATATTCGATTAGTGCCATGGTCTTGCGATGGGTCGCCACATTGCTTACGATTACGCCCAGCAGGCTTATGCCGCCGGTTATCAGCGCCACGATGATAGTATCGGTCATATCTTGACCACCTCCGCGTACTTATCGCTTACCCACAGCACCTCGTCGCCCACCTTGACCGGCGTCCAGCCGTCCGTCTTTGCGCGGTCGTAGGTATCGCCGTAGTGTGCCACGGTGCCCACGTCGTACTCCGTGCCCGGCCCCGTGCGCAGGTTGACGCTGCCCCCGGTTATGCGTATCTGGCCGGGCTTGACCGGCGCGGGCTGGGGCGGCGCGCTTTTGTAGTCAAAGTATTTTTTCATGCAACCCCAGCAATTCCAGTTTTTGTCATTGTTGAGGCGGGTGCGCACCACGCCGTACATAACGCCCTTAGCTTCGATAACATACCAGTCGCCTGCCGTGTCACCCTCCACGACTGGGCGCTCGAGATAGCCGATATGGTGTATCGCGCCCGGCTTGGATCGGGTCTTAAATACTGCCACGCCCGGCTTGCGCGGAAGCCTGCTCATGTCGGTACTGTTCGCGCCCGCGCACCAGTCGCTATATATATAGCACGCCTTAGTATTGACGTCCTTGAGCGGCAGGCCCAGCATCTCGACCACCGCGCATTCCGCCATGCCCGCGCAGTCAAAGACGCGCGGCGCGTTGTTATACCAGTACAGCGCCTTAGCCTCTTGCGCCGCGGTATACTCGCCGCGGTCGTGGTACTGCTCAAAGTACCAGCTATTTTTGCCCAGGTCTTTAGGCGCTTGCCCGCTCGTGCCCATGATGTACCCGCACTTATCGTCGTGCTGCTTTTGCAGCCATCGCACGAAGTCGCTCGCCGCGATCTTAGTCATATCCATGCCCTCCCTTTTATATCTTTCGTACGCCGATATTTAGTCGGCGCGCGTATGTCATGCAGCTGTCTCATATCGTCACTATCCCTCCGTCGGCGGCACCGGCCACACCACGCTCGCCGGGAACCCCGCCTGCTTGGTCACATCCCTAAGCTGCTGCCGATACTCCGCCCATGCCGTGCGCGCGGCATATGTGGACGGATAGTCGGTCGCCTGCGTGTAGTCGCTCGCCGCCAGCAGCGCGTTTCGCTTTGCGCGCACGGCGGCGGCCATCTGCTCGCAATCGGGCGCGGCCTCGCCGCCGTCCGATTCGGTTGGCGCATCTGCCACGCCCACTATCCCGTCATACTCATCCTGCGTGATCCATCCTTTGACCACGGCATTCTTAAGCATCTTGCGCGTCCAAAGCCGCTTGTCGTAGTACCCTTTAACTAATTTATACTTCTTGCTCGCCATTCGTATCACTCCCTTCTATGTCCGTCGGCATGTCCATGCCGCTATCCGCGCCCGCATCGTCCACCGCCGTCAGGTCGTCTACGTCCACGTCTACCATCATGGCGACGTAATCTAGCTTTGCCGCCTGCGTTTCTGCCGCGCTGGCTGTAGTTTGGGGTGGCGTGGGGGCGGTTATGGTCACAGTATCCGCATCGGTCGAGAACGTGTTGGTGCCCGCCAGCGCGGGCAGGTCGTCCGCGCCCTCTACCTCGACCTCTTGAGGTGTCGCCAGCTCATAGCATATCTGTACCGGAGTCCCGGCGACGTATTGCGCAATAATATATTCTCTAAAATCCTGCTGCTCTGTATATATCCTTAATATCCCATTTGCCGTTACTGACGTTTTCGCAAAATGCGAGCATATTGGTGCTGCATTAATGTGTGGCACTGGCGCGTCTGCTTTGTACCAAAATGATATAGGCGTCCCAAATGACATCCATTCTTCTGCTTTGTCTGCCAAAACAGTTGCCCATGTTTTTTGGGCTTTTTTTGCACGACGCCATGTGCCGAATATTTTTTCTCCAAATTTACATGTTATTTGTCTTGTGTCCTCCGCGCGCGTAAAAGTAACGCTGTTCCGTTCGCCGATTATCGGCCTCACATTATCCGGCGACGGTGTGCCGCTGCCATCTTGCTTAGGCTCCCAACTCGCACTTAGCTCCAAGGGATACCCCTCAAGCGTTTCTATGACCGCAGGATTGCCTGTCACGTTTTGCATCGGCAAAAGCTTATCCACTGTATGCTTACTCGACCATGCCTTTTTCTTCGTAATAGTCGTATCGTCGATAATTGCCGTCGGCGCGTGTGCCTTTACCTCCACGCTGTCCGCATCGGTCACGATCATATTGGTGCCCGCCAGTGAGTCTATCCTGCCGCCGCCCGTCGCCGCGAAGCTCTCCGGCGCGGCAAGCTTATAGACCACCTGCGCGCCGATAGTCGGCTGCGCGCCATCGGCATAAGCATCTCTATCGCTTATCCACTCACCCGGCAGGCTTTCGCCCGCATAGCTGGCTATGTGCTTCCACTGCTTTGCCCCTGATCCAGTTGCCGCGTCCACCTCGCCCCCGTAGATGGTGGTGGGGAGGGTGAGCGTTTTGCCATCTTCTTGCGTTTCGTTTTTTCGCGTTATTTTAACGCTCTCCCGTCCTTTTATTGGCCTTATATTGCTATACGGCCAAAATCGAGTTGGCGCTGTATCACTTTTGTATATTTGTGGATATATTATATAGTCAACCGTCGTGCCTGTTATAACGTTTAGATACCAATATTTTCCCTCATCGTTTTCATTAACTGTAGCATATTTTTTGTCATCAATTTCCTGCCACAAATTAGTGTTTCCCGCCGCCGGTTTGGTTACTAGCTGCTGCGTTAATCCGTTGATCGATTGCCATCCGTAGTACTTGCCCGGCTCCAAGTTTTGCATGGAAATTGTGTTAGACGTAGCATTGCCAGTAGCTGTGCCGCTTACATGTATACCGTTACCCTCGCGCTTAAACGTGATCCCGTATGCGGTTTTGTCTACCCACGTATCCAAGCTTAACAAATTTTTGCTGCCGCCAGCCGGGTACGGCTCCCCCTCTCCCTCCTGTATAGGCCCCCAGCTCGCTTTTACGCTCATCGGATAGCCCTCGAGCGCGTTTTCGATGATCGCCGGATTTCCGCTCGCCGTTACCTCCGAATACAGTTGGTCTACTATCTTTTGACTGCTCCACGTGGACGTGCGCGCGATTGCGCCGTCCTGTATGATTTTTGCCGCCTCGGCCTTTGCCGCATCCGCCGCGCCCTGTGCGCTTTGAGCCGCCGCCGCTGCCGATCCCGCCGCGCCCGTGGCCGACTGTGCCGCTGCAGTGGCGCTCCCCGCCGCTTTATCAGCCTCCGACTTTGCAGCATTCGCGGCGCTTTCCGCGCCCGTTTTGCTCCCCGCCGCCGCTGTCGCGCTCGCTTCTGCCGCCGCCGCGCTTTTTGCCGCGTCCGTGGCCGATGTGCTTGCCGCGCTCGCGCTCCCCGCCGCCGCCGTTGCCGATCCCGCCGCGCTGCTCTTACTATCCGCCGCATCGCTCGCCGATTCAGCCGCCGCCTGCGCCGATTCCGCCGCCGCATCCGCCGACGCCTTGACGCTATCCAGCGTGCCCGCCGCCTCCGCCGCGCTCGCTGCTGACGCTTTGGCCGATGTATCTGCTTCCGCCGCCGACTGCGCCGCCGCGCTTGCCGACCCGCTCGCCGCGTCCGCCGACGTTGCCGCGCTCGCGGCCGACTTGCTCGCCGCACTTGCGCTCCCCGCCGCCGCGTTTGCGGACGACTGCGCCGCCGCTGCCGATCCCGCCGCCGCCGCCGCGCTTTCCTGCGCCGCCGCCATTGCGCCCTGCGCCGCGTCGCTCGCGTCCAGCACGTCCTTGACCCAGCCGCTTTGCGTATCGGTATCGGGCGGGGTCAGGCTGGGCGCTATCGCCGTGGCCGCGATTACCGACTTAGCCACCTTATCATCAACCGTGGCCACTATTTCAATCGCGCCCAGCCCCGCGACTGCCATCGCGTCCATGTCGGGCGACCATGTGATAACGCCTGCGTCGCTTACGTCCGCCTTGACTATGCGCGCCGTCTCGCCGCGCGTGCGCCGCTGCATCAGCGTCAGCCGCGCGCCCGGATAGTCGTGTAGCATCTTCGCGCAGTCGATCTCGACCGCGCGCGCGTGCTGCTCGCCCTGTCTGCCCAGCGGTATCGACTTGGGCAGGTCGTATACGTCGTACATCCGTATCACTCCTTACTGCTTTGGATTGCCTATCGGGTACTCCACCACATACGTGCCGCTGATCTTGACGATCTTGACGCGCTGTCCCGCTGAAAAGGTCAGCGCCGCGTTGCACTTATAGTGCTTTGCCGTCGGCTCGCTGTCGCCGTCAAAGATAAGCGATATGCCGTCGCTGTACACCGCGCCCACCGTGGCCAGCTGCGCCGCCGCGGGCGCGGCGCGTTCATCCTCCAGCGATTTGCGGTCTTGATAGCTGCTTATCATGTAGATACATCTCCCGTCTTATATGCTACGCGCTCCGCGGTATGGTGCATCACGCCGCCCGCCGCCAGATTCATGTTCCATCCAGTTTCTGTATATACGCCCGATAACATATGTCCATACAATGCCACTATTTCGCCGATTTGATGATTGGCATTTATGGCCGTCTCAAAAGTGACTTTTTCGGACGTATACATTGACTGCAAGCATACCATGTCGGCACATGCCTGCAATTCAGCTTGCGTTGGCGTATTATCCAGCTCGATTATCTTTGCGATTCGTCTTTTGCGTTTGACGGTCGATAGCGGGCTGTCGATGCTGTCGTTAACCGCCGTCGCCGTCATCGGGCGGCCTATGTCCGGATTGGATACCGTCACCACAAAGACATTGGGCGCATCATAGCTGTCTACCTTGCTGGTGCTGTCTGCCAGTAAGGTGCTGTACTTATCGGCAGTGTACATCACCGTCACGTTATCCGCACTCGCCGCCTTTTCGGGCTGTGCTTTCGCCACGCCTTCAAAGTCAAACCATATATGTCCATAATTAATCTCGTCTAACAATTGGTTTATTATGGTAAGCAGGTTCGTGCCGATCTCCCAGTCCTCGCGGTCAGTTTGCAGGCTCGCCGCGCCGCTTTGCACGTTTACGCGCGTAATGCCCGCCATCGCCAGCAGCTTGGTTATACAGTCCGTATATAGCATACCCGCCGGAAAGTGCAGTCGGCTTTCGATTTTAGTCTGCTGCAAAATCAGGCTTTTATCATATGCCTCGATTTCATCTTCGATTTGCGTCGCGCTTTCGCGGCGCGTCAGCGTGCCGATTACATACAGTCCTAGCGGGCGCTCTACATTGTCGATGATAAGCACCGGCTGTAACTGATCGTTGATATAGTCCACGCTGTCATCGTGCAAAAACGTGCCCGCCATCGACATGTGTATAAGTGCGTCAGCGCTTGCCGTGATGGTCGGCGGCGTCTCAAATCGTAGCAGCTTGTACCGAGCGCCATTGCGGATTACATATACCCGCACCTTTATCGTGCGCGCCACCTATATCACATCCTCTTCATCGTCTACCCGTCGGATGGTGCAGGCATACTCTACTATATTTTTACTGCGCGTATGCCTTGCCGTGTACGCATCAAGCAGTCCTATCACCGCTTGATCCCGCCGTTTATAGCATACTTCGCGGCCTAGCAGCGCTTCAAAGTTTTTTCGATCCGCTGCATTGGTAAGCGCAACCGTTACGCTGTAAGTCTCATCGCGATACTCGCTTACTTCTGCTACCGGCCAGTCGCGGCCGGAGTAGTGCGTGTACGCCACGGTCTGCGCGACGCTGCGATTGACCGTGCGCTCGGGGTCTGTGCCCAGCCAAAGCTGTATCCACGTCGGCACGCCGCTGTCTACTACCGCCGCGATCTGCGCTTTTGCCGTGTAAAGTGTAGCCGATGCGTTATTGGAGTCGGTGTATGTATACGTCATTAGTCCGCGCACGCGGTATGTGTGCGTACCCGCGGTATAGTAGTCGCTATATGCCTTTGCCTTGGTCGTACCTATCTTAACGCCGTCGCGCATTACTATGTACTGACTGTAATTTCCGGTCGTTGCCCATGATAAATTAATGGATTGGCCGACTGTTACCGCGCTAAGCGTAATCGCCGCGCCGCCTGAATTGCTTGTGCTTATCGTCACGTTTGCCCATGGCGACCAAAATCCCAGCCGGTTTTGCGCGCGTACAGACACCGTATGGCTGCCGTTGCTTAGCCATACATCCGGCGTATGCGTTTTGTCCTTGCCAAAGAGTATGCCGCTGTCATATGTCGTGCCGTTATCTATGCGCACTTGCGCCGCCTCTTGGTCGCTGCAATCCCAACCTACCGTTATGCGCGGCGCCGACGTGCTGGGCGTGATTCTTACGTTTGTCACGCGCGGCGTTGCCGACACCACTATGCTGCTCGTATCCATGGCCGTCTTGCCTTGCGTATCCTGCACCGTCACGCTCAGCCATACATTCCCGCCCGGCAGTGAGTTTGCGGGTATCGTGTACGTCGCGGCGCTGCTGGTTGTCGATGCCAGCGTGTACCATGTCCGGGTAGTGGATGTAGGCGCGTCCAGCGTATACTGTACTGTATATCTAGCTTGCGTATAAGCACCCTCATACTGCCAGCGCATGATAAGCGGTTCGGTTCCTTCAACGTATACTTGTACTGGCGTTAGTATTTTTACTTTGGGCTTTGACGATACGGTTTTATAAGATCGTTCCCAGTGTCCAACGACGTCTTTGTAAACCGAATGATACACATATACTTCTATCGCTATTGTGATTTTGCTTGATGCCGGTAAGCTATTGGCGGGTAGTACAAAGTCGCCATTATCTTTTTCGCTATTAACGTTAGTCGTTTCATAAACTGTTGTCCAGCTTTCTCCATCGTTAGTGCTATATTTTAGCAAAAATCTGTTGACTTTATATGCCGATAATGTAGTGCTGTACGAGCACCGCCATCTTATTTCTTCGTCGCAATCAAGCTGTGCGCGCGTAACGTCAAACACATAAAAATGCAGCATATCATCCACGCCATTCCCGCTGCTTACTTCGGTTACTGTCGCTTCAACATCCGGCTTTATATCGTAGCTCAAATATGCTTCGTTATAATTTACAACGAACCATGAGTCACTTATACTTTGGGGATCAGGTCTAAACCGCAAATATATGTTTTCTGCTTTCATAATTTTTTCCATCATTGCGGTGTCGTATGATACAAAACGCCACTGCCCGTCCGCAGTGCCAATCCCTGTCCCACTATAGCTTAGGCTCGGATCGCCGCCAAACCACTCCGTCTGTAATATCGTTCCGGCAGAATCGCCCGGACGTGTCTCCCATGTTACATCAGGGTCAAACTCTCCTTCCAGCATTTCCCAATGGACTTTCTCATTTCGCCGCGAATCGACAGAGTTGTCTACCCATACTTTACCTATATTGACATACATTTGTACACTTCTTGGTATGATGCACGGCCCTAATGTTTCGTCGCCGCTGGGGTCAAACGGAAGCATTTTCATGTATATTTCTTGGTGATTTCGAGTTTGCACTTGCCAGCCAATGTCAATATACTCTTTTGCTGCTTTCGCAAATTCGCGATTTTGCCCGCTACTAGTGCTAGCACCATTTGTAAATGTATGCTTTACAAAAACGCCCATATCATCCCATCCTCATACTCCGTCTCTCACTCTGCGCAATCCGCACAATATCCACAAACTGCTTAACGTTATCGGCATTAATGGAGATGTTATACACATCCCCGCCGCCCATGCGCGCGGTTTCCTGCGCGGTATATACCCGCGTGCCGCGCGGCAGCATTACCGCCTCCGGGCCGTTCTCTCCCACCATCGCCCAGCCGCCCGGATGGAAATCCGTGCCGCTCGCGTATCTCGGTATGGTCTTTTGCGCCTTTTGCACATTGCCCTGTACGCTGCCCACTGCATTGCCCACGCTGTTCATTGCGCGGTTGAGGTCGTTGCCCTTGCCCGCGATTACCGCGATTATCGCGCTTAATGCTATCAGCGCCGCCACCACCGCCAGTATCGTGCCCAGCGTCTTTGTGGCGCTTATGCCAAAGAGACTGGTTATCGATGTGATGGCCTTTAGCGCCTTGGCCGCCGCCGCGATTGTGGTTATCAGCGTCACCGCCACCGTCACCGTGGACAAAACGCCCGGCGGTATTGCCGTGATTATATTCAGTACGCTCGTAAGTACCGGCAGAAGTGCCAGCGCCATCTGGTTTTTGACCGCCTCGGACGTGTTGTCAAACCGCTGCATTGCGTCGTCCAGCGCGCCCAGCGACGATACCGTCTCATCTGACATGACGTAGCCCATGTCGTGCGCCTCTTTGCTTAGCTGCTTTAGCTTTTTACCGCCATCCTCGATTAGCGGATTCAGCCGCCCGGCTTCCTCGCCAAAGATTTTCATTGCGAGTGCGGCGCGCTCGGTCGGGTTTTTGACCTCCGACAGTCTGCGGATTATCTCCTCAAACACCTCGTTGCTGTCCCGCAAATTGCCCTGCGCGTCGGTCACGCGCACGCCCAGCCGTTTATACGCCTCTGCCGCGTCGCCCGTGCCCGATGTGGCGTCTTTCATCGTGCCGATCATGGATTTGAGGGCGTCCGCAATTTGGTCTATCGACACATCCACCAGCTCGGACGCATATTGCAGCTCTTGCAGGCGCTCGACGCTAAGTCCCGTTTGCGAGCTTAGCGTGATAAGGCTGTCCGCGTTTTTAGCCGCCGCCACGCTGCAGTCCATAAGCCCCTTGACCAGCTTGACGCTCGTGCCCACCAGTGCGATCGTGGACCCGTCCACTAGATTGAGCGCGTCCGTCGCCTTCTTTGCATTTTCGGGTAAGACGATACCGATCTTGTCCGCCATATTGGCTACCGTGTCGCCCAGCTTGCCGCTGTTGGCCTCCAGCTTTTCGGTTTTTTCGGCCAGCGTTTCGGTTTCTTCTATGGCTACTTCGGTCGGTGCCAGTGCCGCCTCCAGCGCCGCGGCGTTGTCATCAATAGCGTTTTTGGCGTTTTGTAAGGCGGTTCGCTCTTTGGTCAGCGTGTGCTCTAAGCTTAATGCGGTCGCGTCCATTTTACCATTGGCCGTGACTGCCTTTTCATATTGCACTGTCAGCTCGTCCACGCGTCTGCGCTGCAGCCCGTATGCTTCATTTAGCAGCTTACTTTTCTCCGTTAACGCCTCGACGCTCTTTTCGTTGCCGCGATACGTGGCCGCGTGCAAATCCAGCTTGTCCTTGTTAACGGTCAGCGCTTTGCCAAGTTTATCCAGCGTTTCGGCGCTCAACTTGGATATGCTCTCGCCGAACTCGTTCGTATCGGCGATTGCGGCTTTCATCGCCTCATTATTCTTTTTTATCGCGCGGTCATTGTCGGCGAGCTTAGCCGAAGTGTTATTAATTTTAATCTGCCATTCGGTTGCGGCTTTGCCGTTGTCGTTTATGGTATCGCGGGCGTTTTCATATCCCTCATTCAATTTGTCCAGTTGCTTTTTTAGCAGCGCTTTTTCTTTACGCAGATATTCGTCTTTGGCTTTAAGCGCCTCGACACTATTAGCATTGTCCGCATATGTAGCCGTCAGCTTTTTGCCCTCGCTGGACAAGACGCGCATTTCTTGTGCAATTTCACTTAGCGCTTTTTTGTACTGACGTTCCCCCTCAATACCGACAAACGTCGTGATTTTAGTCGCGTCATCTCTCCCCATCCTGCTCACCTCCTTACATCGGCACTATGTCGTCTATATCCGTCGCGGGCATAAGCTCTTTTGGGTCGGCGGTTATGTAGTACCGCATCATAAGGTACTGCTGCTTGCTTTGCTCAATGTGTGCCTTGTATAGCCTCAGCACCCACCCCGGCGTAAGCCGCCACGCCTCCCGCTCGCTATAGCCAAGTACCGCCATCGCTATGTAAATGTACCACGCCAACGCCCGCCGCTCCCGCGCCGCCGGGTCGTCGGGAGCATCCGGGTCGTCGGCGCCTATGCGTTTGGGTCGTCCGCTCCCGCCGCCGTTGCCGCGTCGGTCAGTCCGTCGGTCAGCGCCCGGATTACCGCCGTAAACATCGGCTTTATCTCTATCGCGCGGGTATGGCGCTTGATGTACTCCGGCGTGTAGTGCTCCGGCACGTCCGCGCCTGATTCTGCCTGCCGGTCAATGTCATCGTTGACCATCGCGCACAGCGTCCATATGGCCGCGTCGCGCATCTGCCGTTCATTTTCGGACTGCAGCAGCTTAAAAAGCTCATCCGTGCTCTTGTACTTGTCGCATATCGCGTCCAATACGTTCAGCGTCAGCATAAGCGTATATTCGCGTCCCTCCAGCGTGTACTTAACGCCATTTTCCTTTATCGCGCCCATAGTTTCGCTCCTTTCAAAGTCGGGCGGGCATTAGGTAATGCCCGCCTGTGTCTTAAGCCATGCCACGGCTTTGGCTTCATCCGCGACCGTGATCTCGCGTTTCCACTCGCCCGTCGCGTCGAGCTGTATGGCACCCTGTATCGTGGGCGTGCCGTAAGTTAGCTGCACGCCTTTAGTGTCCAGTGTTTCGTTGGGATAGCCAAACTTGACGCGCGGGAAAAATATCGCGCGGTAACTGCGCGCGCCGCTTTTTTTGCGCGGCGCGTAAAAGCCCACTCCCACGTCCGGCACGTCGTCATCGCCCTTGTATACCAGCATTTTTGTCGTATCGTCGCCCGTCACGCCGCCCGCCGCCTCGCTCGCGCCAAATATGAATTTGGCCGCCTCCTGCGACAGGTCGTCTATGTTGAGGTCTATGGTCCCCTCTTGGAACCCTTTATCGGATTCCGATAGCCCGTCGTCCGCGTACAGCGTCGTGCTGAAAATGTTGATCGACATGTTGGCCTGTATCGCTTTGGCCAGCACCATGCCGTCGGTATGGCTGACCGTGCCGCCGCTCTCGTTGTACTTGCCGACCACCGGGTACTTAAGTCCTATCAACGCCATAATTTTGCCCCTCCCTTACTCAGTCTACATCCTCGGTATAGCTGCACTCCATCAGCGTGTGATACATCTGCGTCTGATCGTCGTAATCCTCTCCCAGCTCGCGTATGCCGTCAAACCCCGCCGCGCGCAGTGCCTCATACGCCCGGCGCACCAGCGCCACATGCCCCGTGCGCGCGTATATGTCTACGTCATACGTGTGCCGGTTGGCGCGCAGCTCGTCGTCGTCCCAGTAAAACGGTTCACTCTTCGTGCATTGATACAGTGCCAGCGCGTGCGCGTTGTCGCCCCTGTACAGTATGCGCCTGACAGGTATTTTTAAAGCATCCTCCAGCGCCGTCTGAAGCAGCGCGTCGCTTTCCCTATAAGTCACTTGATTTCCACACCTCCATCATCGCGTCGTGTATCTTGCTCTTTGCGCGCTTGTGAGTATTAGTCACCCACAGCGTCGCCCTGATCCGGCCTTTGCCCGACTTGTAGGGCGAGCGGCCATACTCCAGCACCGTGCCTATCCGCGCGCGATCCTGCTTGTGTTTATTCTTGCCCACGGGCTTGATCTCGACCCACGCCGACGTGGACGTGTGCTTGACCTTGCCCACCCTTATGCTTTTAGCTAAGTCACCGGTCGGGCGCTTGGTAAATGTGCGCTTAATCTCCGCGCGGAACTCCTCTTGCAGCACTGCTCCGCCCACTTTAAGCATTTCGTCCACGACCTTGCCGACGCCCGCCTCGCCGCGCGTCATGCGCTTGGCTATCTCGTCAAAGCCCTCTAAGTCTAGCTTCCACAGCGCCATTTCAGCCCGCGCCCCTTTCCTCCAGCGCCTCCAGCGTCAGCTCCACCTTGTCGCCGCGCTTGTACGTGCGCACCACGCGATACCGCACGCCGTCCACTATCGCCACGCGCTGCCGGTTGTAGTCCGCGTCAAATATGATCGCCGTAATCTCGGGCGTAATACCCGCCTGCTGTGCCGCGTAAAACTCTCGGTATCCTACCGCATCCAGCTGCGCATATACGTCCGCGCGCGCGGTCTCGGTCTCCGCGTCTATGCCCTCCGCGTTGCGGCTGATTGCGAGCGTGATTAACGTTATTACACCGTCATATCGCATAGTCGCCGCCTCCCGATAACGCCAGCATCAGCTTGCGCTGCTGATATGCCTTTTCAAACCGCTCCGCGCTCGCGTTATCCTCATATCCAAAGTGCGCCTTGCAGTACATGATAATGGCCTCTTGTGTCTGTGGCTCATGCGTCTCTCCGCCCGGCGCCACGTCGGGCGTATCAATGCCGGACGCGCGCATGTCGGCGCGCGCTGATTCTATCAGCGTTTCGATCTCCGCGTCATACGCCGTCGATTTTATGCGCAGCGCCAATTTTACTAGCTCCAGCATCCGCACGTCCTCCTTTCATCGGGCGGACGCGCCCGCGCCCGCCCCGCATGTCCTTAGCCGCCCGCCTTTTTCTTGAGCAAGACGAGGCTGTTTTTGTCCACCATCTTTCCGTCCACCAGCATTACGGCCTTGCGGATAACGTCGTCCGTATCGTTATCTTCGTACTGCCGTATGGTCATGGCAAGGTTGGTGTTGAGCGTGTAGTCGCTCAGGTTGACTATCGCCGCAAAAATCGTGCCCGCCGCCAGCGTCGCGCTGTAGCTGGGCGCGTGGCGCGTGGTCACTACCTGCCTGCCCAGCAGGTACCTTTCGGGCGCGCTCGATATGCCGTGATCCACGCGCGCGATGGGCTGGCCGTTGCTGTCCACCATGCCCGCAAAAGCCATAAAGGTCTTTTTGGACATAAGCCATACCGCGCCTGCCTCGTACTCTTCGGGCAGTGCCGCCTCCGCATCGATAAGCGTCTGGTACGCGGGCGTTACGCACTCGACCACCTGCCCCGTGGGCGCGGTCTCGGTAAGTATGCCCTTGGGCTGGCCCGTGCCACTACCCGCGACTATGGCCTTTTCTATCGCGTCGGTCATAGCAAAGGTTACATTTTCTACCAGCTTTGCCTCGAACGCGCTCAGTGCCATGGTATCTACTTCCAGCGACACGGCCACCGCACAGCGCAGCTTGTGGTAGGCAAAGGAGATCATGCCCGACTTTGCCACGGTCTTAGCCTGCTTATCGCTCGTGGCGCGCTCGGCTACCCAGCTCGCCGTGGGCTTGACGCTGCTCGTGGGTATCTGCAGGCCGCCCTTGTAGCTCGTCCTGTTGACCAGCGCCAGTATCTTGCCCGCGCTTTCCAGCTTCTCCACGATCTGATTAAGTACAGTCGTGGGTATCATCGCGCCCGTGGACGCATCCGCCGTAGTATTAAAAGCATCCGTGCGGTACTGCGTGTACTTGCCCGGTATTGGCGTGCCGCGCAGCACGTAGTCCTTAAACGCCTTGCGGTACTCCACGCTCGCCAGCGGATCGTCGTCCGCGCCGCCGCGCTGCCTTTCTTCCGGCGCGCGGAACGCGCTGTCCGGGTCGCCCGCGCCCTCGGCAATGTCCTCCAGCATCCTTGCGCGGCGCTCGTTGGCCGCTATCAGCGCCGCGCGCTCTTCCTTAAGGTCTTTTATCTCTTTTTCGTAGTCGGTCATCGTCTTATCATCCAGCTGCGCGCCGCGTGCCTGTATGTCGGTCTGAATTTCGTTAAGGCGTGCCGTGATTTCTTCCAGCGTTCTCATGGTCATTCCTCCCCTTAAGTCATGGTCTCGATTTGCAAAAGCGCCGCGCGCCGCCGTTTGGCGTCCGCCGCGCACTCGCGCTCCATGTCGCACATGCTTTGCGCGCGCGCTCGCGCGCTTATTTCGGTCTGGTCGTTGGCCGGGTACGCCACCGCCGACACGTCGTATACCTTGCCTATGCGCAGGATTTTGTCGGTATGCGTCTCACGGTCGTATTCGCTTGCCTTTATGTCAAACGCCCACGACATCTGCGTAACTAGTCCCGCGCTTATGTCCGCGTACATGTCGCGCGCCGCCTGAGTAAGCGACAAGTCCGCGCGTATGCGCAGCCCGTGATCGTCGGGCGCAAGGCTTAAACTGCCGTTGCCCGTACGCGCCAGCACGCGCCCGTCATGGTTATATAGCATAAGCACGTTGCTCATGTCCGCGCCCTCCAGCGCCGCGCGGCTTATGATCTCCTTGTACTCAATGCCGTCGCCGCTTTCCCACAGCACATACGGCGCGTCAAAAGTGGTCGCGTACCCCTCTACTATGTACTGCCGCTCTGCGTCGGGGGCAGCTCGTATATCAAGCGTTCTTATTTGTCTCATCGTCATCATCATCCTTTCCGTCGTCCACGATCTGCGCGCTACCCAGTCCGCTCACGCTGCTCACCTCTGCATAATCGCGCCGCATATAATATTTGTCGCCGTCCGGCCCCTCGATGCGCGGCAGGTTGAGTATCTCCCGCGCTTCGTTGCGCGTCATCACGCCACAGTTGAGCAGGTTGTATATAAGCGTGCGTTTGGTCGAGTTGCTCGCGTACTGCAGGCGGTTGGCCGTAAACATGATTTCGTTGCCAAACGCCACCTCGCGCGATGTGAAGGTCATGTTGGTCATGACTAGACTTAGCTGCACTGCAAAGGGCTCTATCGCCCCTTCGTAAAACGCATTCCACTGATCCTCGGTGTAGTTATTTTCGAGGATCGCCGAATTGACACCGAAATACTGATATACGTTATCTTGTATAATCCGCATCTGATCGGCGTTTATGGTGTACTGCTCGCTTTTGACCGGCGTCAGCTCCGCGATCTTGCCGTCCTGTACGATAAGCCCGCTGCGGTTGGTGTCCGGGTTAAGGTTCTTTTCGGCAAATTCCTCGCGGATTTTGTCCACGTCTGCGTCCTTGAGTATCGTGCCTAGCCGGGCGATGTACCTGACTACCGCGCTGTTGCGTATCGCGGTAAGCTGCCCCTGATCCTGTGCGTGCATAAGCTGCAGCGTAGACTTGAGCACATTATTGCTCTCGCCAAAAAAGTCGTTGCGGTATGCGTACTTGGTCAGTATACCGACCCGGCTCAGCTCTATCGCCTTGCGCTTGCCGTTGCCAAAGGTATAGCGCACATACGGCACGCCGTCCTTGTCCACCACCTCGGCCACCTGCGGCACTACCGGGTAGTAGCCCACCAGCGCGCCCGCCTCATCTTCGACCGGCACAATAAACGCCGTATTGTTAGTGTCGAGTATCGTGCTCACGCGATATAAAAATTTGGTCGTGTCCATGTATGGGTTAGGCCGGTATTGCAGCACGCTCTCCAGACTTTTGCGCGCCGTGCCGCTGATCTCGGGCTTTAGCTTGCTCGCCAAATTCGCGCGCGCGTGTATCGCCGCGCGCGTCAGCGCCATTTCATACAGCCCGCCCTCGCATGTCGTATACGCGGGCGCGTAGCCGGAAAGCGTTGTAAAGTACGCAGCGGCGGCGGTGTTCTCGGTCTTTTTAGGCCGCTTGAATATCGTCTCAAAAATTCCCGTTTTTCTCACTTCCCCCCGCAATCGCGTACTTTTCAAAACTTTGTGTTCTTGACCTTTTGCTTACGTTTTCTCTTACCTTTTTAGCCAAAAATTTCACTTTGCAAATTTATTTACGTTTTTGCCGGATGTTCTTGTACCCACTCGCGCAGCACCGCTAATTGCTCTGCTACCTTCTCAACTTCGTGCTCTTTAATAAGGTTTATTAAGCAAGCTTTGTCTTTTACTTTCCTAATTGGGCAGTCTACGCAGTTAGCACTGTTGCATATCCGCTTACTCATTTCGTAGATTGTTTCAGGCATGTTTCCTTCACCACCTTTGGTTCTTTGCTTAACTTGATACGTCAAATGCCATCGTTCTTGAGCAGCGTGCTCAGCTGCTCATACCATTTATCGCGCACGGTCAGCGCGTCGATTACGCTTACAAAGCCGTCGATATGCGCCCGCGCGTCTATCTTGACCGGCTTCATGCGCCGCGTTTCCAACTGCTGCTTTATCGCGGTATTGAGCAGGTGCTGCTTGAGCAAGTTATTATCCCCGCAAAATTTTATCTGCCCGCCTTTAAGCAGTCCTTCAAAAATTACCATTATTGGCGACAGGTTATAGCCCTGATTTACGTCGTCCAGGCGATACCCCAGCGCTTCCATGTCCTTGACCAAGTTAGTCGCCATCCACCTGTCATACCCTATCATGGGCACGTATATCTCGTACTTTGTGCGCAGCTCCTCGTACCAGCTAAGCACGTCGGCATAGTCCACATATGCGTCGCCGCTCAGGTGCAAATGTCCCTGCTGCCGGTATATGTCGTATGGCACGCCCTCCGCATCAATGTGGTCGTCCAGCGTGTCGGCGGGCATCCAAAACCGCGTAAAGACGTACAGCACGCCCGCGCGCTCGATTACCACGCTCGCCGCCGTGAGATCGGTGGTCTGGCTTAGGTCGAAGCCGCCCAGCGCATAGCACCCTCTAAAATTCTCCAGCGTCTTATCCGACTGCGCGAGTTCCACGTCGTCGTACTGCAACCATGCGATCGATGCGTTTTGCTTGACGTTGCAATACTTGCACATGTACTCGGCCTTAGCCGATCTCGATGCTTCCGCAATCGCCGCCGCGTCCGTAAAAAACTCCGGCTGTACCGAAACGCCCATATTTGGGTTGGCCTTGCGCAGCTCGTCTATGTCGCGCCACTTGTCCGGGTCGTCTATCATGTACAGCAGCGGCAAAAGGTGCTTCTCGCGGCTGTTGCCGTTGAGCAGCGCCGTCGCGCGCTTGACCAGCTCATCGTAAGGGCCATCGTTGACGTACCCCGCCGTGCTGATGGACAGTATCAGCGGTTGCCGTCTTGCGCCGATAGCCGACTTCATGACTTCATACTGTTTCAATCCGGTCGCGGCTGGCCATGCCGCAATTTCGTCGTTGACCACCAGCAGCGGATTGTAACCGTCGCTCTTGCGCGACGAAAACGCCAGCGGCTTTATTGACGTGTTGCTTTCCGCGATGTACAGGTCCGCGCGCCGCTTTTTGATAAGCGCTTTCAGCTCCGGCTCCGCAAGGCACATCTGATAAAACGCTTTGTACACCAGCTCACTCTGATCCAGCTTAGGCGCAAGGCAGTATATCTCCGCGCCGTACTCGCCGTCGATGTAGGCACAGCACGCGATGATCGCCGCCGCCAGCAGTGTCTTACCGTTTTTCCGCGCCACGATAACCACGACCTCGCGAAACACGCGGCACCCATCCTCGCCGACTATTCCAAAGATGGCCTGTACCATCGCGCGCTCCCATAGCTCCAGCTTGAGCAGGTCGTTCCTGCCGTTGCTGTGGTGGCAAAAGTTTTCCACAAACTTGACCGCGCGCGCGGCCTTGCGCGCGTCGAACCTCCAGTGCCCCTTAGCCAGCCCGTCCGCAAGCCACGCATATGCCTTGCGCACATACTCGCCCACTATGACGTAGCCGCTAACTATTGCTTGATGGTAGTCAATCACATAGTTGGGCGCGCGCGCCATCGCCCCGCGTCCCTTGCCCGCGCCCCCAGTGGCGCGTCCCGCCTTATCGCCCTGCATTCCGCGCCACCTCCTTTGTCTGCGCCGCTTAACGTCCCGCCATAATCGCTGGCACTATCACGCCGATCGGCGTTAGCCTCACCTTGATTTGCGCCGCCATAAATTCATTCGGGTTAATGATAGCTAATGCAATTTCGGCTATCGCCAGCAGTATAGGGATTGCCGTCAAGATTATCAGCCCTTTGTCCCGCTTCATTTTGCCCCCCATTTTACGGCGTTTTAGTCATTCTTATGGCGCTATGGGCCTGATGGTCAACCCGCCCGCCGTGTTTACGTTGACCGTCGTCGCGGCGTTAGTCTGCGTCGCCCATCCGGTGATCGGCGTTCCATCCCACGTCGCATTGCTTAGCATCATTAGCAACGCAATTACCAAAAGCGCATTGGCAACGAGTGCTGTTACCACTGCCACCTCGAGCCAGTCTGTCATCATTTTCAACCCTCTCCGGTTCTGTGTCCCACCATGTCGTATTTCTTGCTATCAGCCCTATCGCGGCGAGACAAAGCACACTACCGATTAACATTATCAACATCATTTTGTTAGTCCTTCCCATCGCCGCACCTCCCGGCATTATATCCTTGTGCCCGCCGCCGTCGCCCGTCTGCCCATCTTGCAGTAGCATTGACGGCGGGTCTTAGTCTGGCGTCGCCGCGCGCCGCGCATCAGCGTAGCGCACGGCAAGCCCTTTTATGCTGCCCACCATCATCGCCCGCCGCCTATTGTGCAGCGGCGTATGCGCCGGGCATCTTGTCCACATCTCCACGATTGCACACCGCTTTGATGGTTAACTGCCGCCCCGCGGCAGTTGGCCGAACCTGCTCATCCCGCGCTCGTCCTATGTGGATTGGCGCATCCCCCGGACGGCCATGCGCAAGGCCGCCCGCCAATCGTCACCGCATCACTGATTTAGTTCCGCGTGCTTATCCTCCAGCCGAGCGCACGTTCCTCTCCATCGCGCGCCCGCCGTCAGCCTCGCCCGCCCTACTCTTCCATCAGCTTTTGCAGCGCCGATTGCTTCTTGGGCGCGGGCGGCGCAAGCTCGGCCAGCTGTCGTATGACAAGCGCGTAATTCTTGACCATAGCGATGTGTATCTTCACCTCGGGCGTTTCTTTCGTCCCGTACTGATTCTCCCCGTTCTGGTACCCGCACGTATATCCGTTGTCATTGATAATTTCTTCCAGCTCGGCCAGCGAAACCGCCAAAAACGCCGCGCGTTTTACAAGCCCGTCCACGACTTTGCGCTTATTTTCGTCGATATTCTGGTATATCGCCGCAAGTCGTCGCGTCTCTTTCTTAATCGCCTTATCTTTCACGACGTTACTAATATCTGCCGCACTTTTTTGCCCCACTTTTCGCCCCTCCTTTCTTAGCAATTTTCCCCGCCGATCTACACCCGTCACGCAATTCCCGCACGGTATTTTGTGAGACCCCCGTTACGGTGATTATCTACCCCCTACTCGTGGTCAGCAGGGGGG